TCAAATAATACAAGTATAACAGGCTCAATAGCAAATATTATTTCACAAAGTGAAGCGCCAGCACTTGACCTCAAAGTTCAGTTTAATAAAATTTCTGACCTTGGGTTTTTTAATATGAATGACATAATTGATATGGGCGACTATTTAGATTTAGATATTGTTGAAACTGATTTATTTGATTTGAATACAACTCCTGGAATGCCTGAAGTTTTTAGTGTAACAGGTAATCAAAATGCTTTAAATAGGATATCAGTTAAAATTAATGAACTTGATGAGGATAATTTTGTTTCTCAAAAAATTGAGTTACCTGATGGCATTATGCTTTCAGATAAAACTTTGAATATTGGTAAAATTTTAAGCTCATCAGTAGGGGCTTCGATGGAAGATGGAGTTATATCTACTATTGACCAAGACCCAGTATTATTTTCAACAGAAGATATAGGCCCTTTTGATGTTTTAGTTGATAAAGATGGCAATGAAATGGTTGTTAGAGATTTATTGCGAAATAGAGTTGATGATATGATTGTGAAAATGCGAAACAACATACTGAATTCATCAAAAAAAATCAGCAGAGCTTTAATGATAAACGACAACTACAAAAAATTTTCATTATTAGACAATCCAGAAGGTAATAAAAACTTCTACTATTTAAGTGAAATTGTCGGTATGGATGTTTATAATCATATGCCAAGTGAAGCTTTTAAAATAGATGGCAGGGTAGTAGCTTTTACTGATATATATAATTTAGTTACTGACCCATCTAATGTACAAGCTATTAGAAAAGGAGAAATAAAAGTAGAAATAGGAGAGCCTGAAAATTACGGTTTGATGGAACCTGTTGTAAAAGAGGCTAAAAGGTTAATGGATAGAAATGATGCGGATGAAGTTTATAATAATGAATTTTATAGAACAGCAGATAACGTTGCTGATTATACAGGAAACTTAGCTAAGGGTGTTTTCTTTGAAATCTCTGATTTAGTCGGATATGCTATCGAAACAGGAAATGGATTAATTGCAAATACATTTGGATTGTTTAATGAAGACTTCGGTAACGCATACAGAACTACTTCTAATATAAACATGATTACAACTGGATTAGGATTCAAGCAGATAGGTTTTGATAATTTAGGAGAATCTTTTATGGTTTCAGGCGCTACAGGAGATATGAACGCAGGAGTCAAAGTTTTAAGAGACGAGTACCTACCACTATGGACGACACAGATAAGCGACGCAAGCACCTTGTCGGAATTTTTCTACTTAGGAAATGAAACACTAGCTACATCAATACCTTATTTAGGGGCATTACTTTATAACCCCTATCTAGGATATTCTTTAATAGGTGCAAATGCATACAATGAGCATGTTGACAACTACTTTCAAATGAAAGAAAATTTTAAACAAAACATGTTTAATGGTGAGCCATTGTTGTCTACTAATTTAGAATTAGTAAATTCATCTGATTTCAAGTTAAGAACTATGGGGCTAACAAAGGCCGCAACAGAAGTTCTTATTACAAGATTATTTACAGGACAATATTTAAAAAACGCAAATATATTTAATAAAACCAAAATACCTAAAACATTAGAAAATTCTAGACTTTTAGCTCAACAATATAAATTAAGATTTGACCAAGGGACTTCAAACGTCTTAAGAAGAATATATGGAATTGAATTAAAGGCTTTTGCAAACGAGATAACAGAGGAGAATAGTATTATGGCTTTCAACTATTTATTCGACTCTCTGTTAGGTATTGAAGAATTCGATGCAGCAAAGATGCAGAAAATGGCAGCAAACACAACTTTAGCTTCTGTTTTTAGTTCTGGAGGGATGGCTGTTATGTTTAGAATGAAAGGAAATCAGAACACAAGAAAAACTGCAGAGCTTTATATATCATCTAATCTATCGAATGGAATGAGTCATCAATTGATGTACGAAAAGTTGACATATGAAAAGCTACTTCAAGACATGATTAAAAAAGGTCAAAGCGAAGGCATTAGTGAGAGTGAAACGAAAAGCTCAGAAAGTTATCAAGCTGTTTTAGATGCTTTGAAACCAATAAACAGACAGTTGTTAGAGTTTGACAATGCAAAAGATAAGCTTGTACAAAATATGACGACTGAGCAAAAAATTGATTTTCTTGACAACTTAGCTTTGTTAGAAAAGCAAGAAATCATCTTAAATGATACTTCGAATCCGATGATTCAAAGAGAAAATGCAAGAAAAGAAATAGGGATTATTAGAGATAAACTACAAAGAATTGTAGATGAGCAGGGAACAGCAGAAGCTTTTTTCTTTTTAAGTGATAATACAAAACAAAAATATATCAACGAAGCTTACGTTTTATTAGAAGGGCAGATTGATGAAATGCTGAATACAGAAATGACTGAAGGCTCTCAAACCAATATTTCAGAATTGTTAATTAAAAAAGCAGAACAGCTTTACATACAAGACGCAAATAACAAAAACTTATACACAGGGATGGATTTAGACTTGACCTTAGACCTCGACGCAGGAGCTAGGTATGGCAACCTTGACGTAAATCAAGGGCAAGTTTTTGATATGGATAAAAACTATGAATTGGAGTTTGAATTATCTTCTGAAATAAATAATGCTAAGGGAGTTTTAAACCAGGCTGTTATGTTTCCTTCAAGGGCAGATGTTATAGCTCAAACAGATGCAGATGCAAGAGCAGAGCAAGGAGAAACGGATACAGATACACCTGTAACGTATAGAGAGCAAATGCTAAACCTTGTATCTAGAATAGAAAGGCTGATGACTGGTACGCTTATGGAAAACGAAAACGCTAAAAACCCAACTAGTCGTTTTTATAATTCATTAAGTCCATTTCAACAAAAACAATTAAAACAATTCTTCAGTGATATTACAAACCCAAAAGAAGGTAGGAAGCCACAGGTTTTGAGAATCAAATCAATTCTTGATGCTTATGAAATGATTTATGATATAGCTGGTAGAGTTGACAAACCCATTGAGTTGTTTCCAAAAGGAAATTATAAACCAGGTGAAATAATGAAAAGTTTGACACAAACTATTACTAGTTTTTGGCAACAAGTAAATTTAGGTTTTAATCCTCTGGGTAAATCTTTTGTAAGTAAAGATATTCAGATGAATATGTTTTTTAGAGATAAAACACAAGGAGCTCCATTGCAAAATCTCTATAGTGAGTTGATGAGAAACATATCTGAAATTCAACAGAAAAACAATAAAAACTATATAGACATTGTAAAAAAATACCATCGAGGTAAGAATCCAGGTTTTAGTATAAAAAGATTTTTAGGTCAGGAGGATTTAAGTATAGATATATATGATGATTATGAAATGCAAATTTTATCTGGACTTAGTAGAATCAATTTAGATTATAGGGATGAGCAAGGAAATGAAAATAAAAACTATGAGTTTAATAGGTATAAAAATAATTTACTAGAAGAATTAGATTTAAGAGAACAAGAATATAAAAATGAAAACAATATTAGTAGAAAAAACATACTCAAAAAACGATACGAAATATTAAAAGATGTTGTAGATAGGCTTGGTGTTGTTGGCGCACAAGACATTGATGCTGTTCTTGCAAACGCACAAAGCTACAATATTGAAACGGTTAATTTTATACAAGGTTTGTTTAAAAACAATGAGCAGAATTCTTTCGATAGGCTTGATGGATTTGGACATAAATATACAAGGTTTGACAACTACATGCCAATATTTGTAAAGAAAGATGGTGAGAGTTTTACAGACCAACAATACAACAGTGTTGACAACAATCCTAATACAATAAACAACACAGGGTCTTTACAATATGCTCCTACACCAGATAGTTATAGAGACCAAGGTTTTAGAATGCAATTCGGTCATTATCTACATAATTCTTTTCATGCTTTACAAGGAACAGAGATAGATTCAAAATTGAGAGTGAACGCTGAAACATTAAATATATTAATAAATAGTCCTGAGTTCAAACAATTATTTTCAGATGAAAGTCAGTTTGAAATGTTTAGAAAGGTGTTTGGAGATGAATTCAACGACCAATTTAATAAGTTGGTTACAGGTGGTAGGTCTGAGTATACAGACTTTGGTGATGCATCATTAGGGGGTAAAGATGGTAGTGTTACAACATTTATAACTGATAAACTAGCTAAAGTATATAATTTAGCTATAGGTGGAGCTGCTTACTGGAAGTTGACAGCTTTAGACCAACCTTTGAAACAATTTTATTCAGCTGTAGGAAACAATTATTTTAGAGTTAATACTTCAGAAGCAAAAGAATTTTTATTAAATAAAAGTAGGCTTTACGGAACATTTTTAGCTGGAACTACAAATGGTAAAAAAAGAACAACAATCATAGGTGAATACTTTCAAGATGTTTTTGGTCAGGGTGATAAGTCTGAATTGTATGCTATGTCTAGAACAGGACTTAGAAATTCAATATTAGCTGAGCTTCCTCTTGATAATAATGGTATGATGGATAAAAGCTATTATGAAAAGTTTTTGAA